GGAGTTCCCGTATTCCAGAAAGGAAAACGGGAAGTACCATAAGGGCCTCCGTCGAGGAGAGGCCGTTTTTAAGGGCGTCGGTGACGACGCTCTTAAGCCAAGGTGGACTCTTGCCAGACGCCGTATATACGACGCCAAGTTTGAGTCTATGGGAGGTCAGCTTTCTGTCCCTAAGTCGTATTATCATCCGACTAGGGGCATAATTGCTGAGATGCCTACCGAACACGGTAGGTATCAGCCTCACCTCGCCTTGTCTATACTTGTAGCACCACCTGGGGGGAGTAAGGGGCAGGTTAACTGGTCTAGCCAGCCTGCATCTCTCAAAGGAGACCCTAAGCACCCACCGTTTCGCATCGCGAAATTCCTATACAAGATGTCACCGTTTTATGAAACGTGGCAACTTGCATGGAAGATGGGTCTACCAGTATCGGCGCCGGAGAACATGGGAGGTATAGGATTACCTATACTGCCCCACGTGTCTTCGACGCACCATCTTCAATGGTTACGGTATTTATCTCAGTGCACTGTATCACAGCTCATTGAGGGTACCGGACTAAACCCAACCAGTAACGCAGCCAAGTCTTTACTTGCTCGTCCACTGAAGGGTTGGTTGGAAGGACTCTTAGCGAGCAATCTCAAAGAGACTGAGAAGTACAACTTCTCCTTCCTAACCAGTGAAGGTGTGACCGACGAAGGTCTGGCGAGGCTTCCGCTTTCGGTTGCCTATCGCGAGGCCTTAGGTCGTGTCAGGTCGATGGAGTTCTATTTTAGAACTCCTCTGGAAATGTCGTCACTCCGGGCGCCGTCTGTACGACGCGCGTCGCGGCGCTTCCAGCGCAAAGTTAACTCTGCTGTCCATACGAAAACGAATGGATACGAGCAAACCAAGCACGACCTCGAGAGGAAAACAACCATTTTCTTCTCGTCCTCGGGGGGTTTCCTCCCTGACCCTTGGAAGCCTATTCCGACTACCTCCTTCGGACTGGAGGCATCGGGGATAGTGAAGGAGCGCTTTAAAGCGCCCCATCTCCGGGGTCTGGGTTGAAACACCACGTGCCTAGGCAAGCACACGAACTGCTACTCAGTCCATTGGTCGTAGGGCCAATGGTAGGTGACATTCCGCGAGGGGTTTCGTCCTGGGGTCCATATGAGCGTCGGGCTACCCGGCGCC